AATCTTCCGTCTGATGGTGAATACGAACCTTGAATGGTTAGATTACCAGAGCTGTCGAGTGTCATGTTCTCTGTGCCACCTGTTATCCAATACATCGTGTTTCCATCGTGATTGTAATAAAACTGACCTTGACCACTGCCAGCACCCGCACCATCTAAAAAGTTGATTCTGTTTTGTGAGCCACCATTTCGAGTGTGCAAAGAAATTACTGCATCTCTCGCACTTGAGTTTTCTGTGCAATGTATTAAGAGTTTACAAGTTCCCTCTTTTGATATGGCTGCTCTTTCTCCATCAACGGCTGCTGTAGCACCGACAAAGAATACTCCGTCTCCAACGGTCGCGGTTATACCCGTAGATGAGTTAGAACCAAAGTTCATTAAATCCCCATTATGTATATAGTCAATAAAACCATGAATAGTGCCTTCATCTTTAAATTTGATAAGAGCTGATCTATTGGCGGCACTCGTATCAAAATGAAGTTGTGGATCACCACCAGTTGCAGAATCTATAAGTATTGTTGGGTCTGCTATTTCTGCATTGCCTACTGTTACAGTAGCACCCGCTTGAGCAACCTTGAATACAGTTCCAGTTCCATTTCTAACATCTAATAAATTTTCACTTCCAGTATCGCCAGCACTTTTGATTAATACACCTGCACCACCACTGGCTGTATTATCAAATAAACCAGTCCAATTGCCCGCGGTTCCATTTTCAACCTCAAATTTTCCATCACCAGTAGCAGCACCTATATAAACTTTATCATTACCAGCATCAACAAATAAAAGGTTTGCATCAGTATCTCCTTCAACTCTAAAATCTACATCTGCGCCACCTTCATTGAAATTAGTTTCATTGAAATTCATATACATTCTATGGGTAGAACTTCCGCCAACCATTGTTTTTATAAAAAATCGTCCATCTTCTGTGCCATCTGAAACATCGTAAGTTTCAGCAAAAAGCTCTGCATATTTAATATCTTCTGAATTATCATTTCGACCTTCAAATTCAATAGCACCCAATACATCGCCATCTGCTGGTGAACCTGAGTTTCGATACATTCTAAGGTTTGGACCACTGTTAGCATCGGCATCCGTTGAAACAAGAGAAAGCTGATCGGTATTATCGCTTGTCGTAATGGTTAATCCGCCATCTGGAATCGCTACATCTTTATTCTCATCGACAGAAATAATTGGTGTAGTGCCTACTGTTGAACCTAGGCCAATAAGTAAATCATCGGCTGAATCATCTAGTGCAATGTAAAAATCTTGTGCATTTCCGTCAAAAACTATTGCGGTGTCAACTGCTGCTCCGTCACCAATGGTTACAGTATCGTCTGTTAAAGTAAGAATACTGTTTGTTCCTACTGTTGAACCATCACCAATCACTAATTTATCGGCTGAATCGTCTAAGCCAATATAAAAGTCTTTTGCATTTCCGTCATATACAAGTTTTGTATCTTCTGCTGTTCCATCGCCAAGAGTTATAGTTGTTCCATTAACCGATAAAGTATCTGTAACTTGTAGATCAGTTAAAACATCTAATACTGCTGCTCCAGAACCAGCACCATCGAGTTGTACTATTGCTACTTTACCACTGCCAATCGTTACATTTGCTCCAGAGCCTTGTGAGATAATAATATTTTGCGATCCACTGGTAGCGTTTTCAATTATTTGAACTCGTTTCATGGTGTTTGGAGTAATTGTAATCGTACAAGCTGAATCTAACGTACCAGTGTATTTAAGATACATGGCTCTGCCTGCATCAGCTAGACCATCTGCTACAATAGTTGAATGTGTGTCTGCATTGGTAGTTATGGCTTCAGTGCCTATACCAAGCGCTTCTCCGATTAACTCAAGATTTGTATTGGTACTTGTACCCCAAGTACCTGATTCATCCCCTGTAGTTATTTCTTTAAGTCTTAAATTGTTTACATATGTTGCCACTAAACGCCTCCGTTATTTAATTGATTATAGTCTTTATATTATTATGCCGCAACATCTGTCCAATCTGGGGACTGAGAATCATCAATTACGGCCCATTCAGCATCTTGTCCTGGAATTATTGGTCCCCAAACCAATAATTGACTAATAGCCCCAGTTCCTTGTAATCCAGTTAGATCAATATTGGCGCGTCCAGCGGCAGTTATTGATCCAAGCCCCGATGTTCCAGCTAGCCCTGTTATAGATACAATATTTTGTGTTTGTATTGTTAAAGAGCCAATCGCTCCTGTTCCAGCTACTGTTGTTGGATAAATATTTGCGTCACAAGTAACTGTTTCATCGCCTTGCGCAACAGTAGATGCTGTACCACTAACACCAACAAGAGCTACACCATTAGCAATAACTGTACCTATTGCACCAGTAGCAGCTACTCCTGTTTCACTGACATTTGCATCGGCACTAACAGTTTCAGTACCTAAAGCGGTGGTTCCCGCTAGTCCTGTAACAGAAAGATTAGCTATACCTGTAACAGTTAAACTACTTACTGCTCCTGTTCCAGCCACTCCTGTTTCCGTAACATTAGCGACACCTGTTACGGTTAATGAGCTAACTGCACCTGTTCCAGCCACTCCTGTTTCCGTAACATTAGCGACACCTGTTACAGTTAAACTGCCAATAGCACCCGTAGCAGCGACACCTGTCTCTGCGACATTAGCATCACAACTAACGGTTTCTGTTCCTAGTGCAGTTGTTCCCGCAACGCCTGTTACATTAACTGTAACACTAACGACTGCAGGTTCACCCCAAGGACCAGTGCCCCATGTGGACCGACCCCAACCAGACATAACTGGTTTACGCTATTCTAATAACAGCGTTACTTGCGTCTGCGGTTGGAAAAGATATTGTAAAACTACCTGCTGTACTTGTTTTGTCTCCACCAAAATCAAAAACTGCAACTGCTGGATCACCACTGGCTGTATCATTATAAATCATACAACCTCTCGCAGTGACAGTAGCTGTTCCAAAAGTCAAATCAGCAAAATCAGTGAACGCAGTTGTTCCTGATGATGTAGGGTTGACGTTTGTTAAAGCTGCTCCACCCGCAGTATAGTTCGTTCCTGATGCTTCTTGCGAAGTTGAGTATGCCGTAGTTGCTGCCGTCATGGTCGCGGAGCTAGTATACAAAGCAAGCTTAAAGGAGTTTCCTCCAGATGCTTTAAAGTTATGTGTGCCTTCAAGAAGTTCTTTCTTAAAAGAAGTACACATCGCTTGTGTTATAGCCATTATAGCCTCCTAATAATTTCCGCAAGGTCTTTATGTCCTTGCGCTTCTAATTGATTGCCTATCGTACACATGTGGTTTTTAATTGCCTCACGCATGTAATGAGCAATAATAACTTGACACGAATTTCTGAAGGCATGGGCTTGCGCTTTGATTGGTTCCGGCGCTGTGTCGCTCACCGAAACCAATTTATTAGTAGCCATTTCAGCAACTTCTTCTACTGTATGGCCTCTACCATGTGTTGTTTTTACTCCAAGGTTTCCTATGGAGATTTTAAATGAATCAGTTTCCATTAATATTTCTCTGGTTCTGGTGGACCAACAATATCCTGTCTTCCCGAAAGTCCTGTAAGTGGTTTCTCTTTTAAAACTTCTGAAAGGTTTCCAACAACTAGTTCACCTTTGTCTAAATATACCACAGGTGGATCATCAAGCCTATGGTATCCATATAATTTTTCTTTTGTAGACACGTTAGTATCTAGTAACGAAGAGCTTGGTGCAATCGCAACATCTATTCCTTTTTGAATACATTTAGACAACCAAAACTCGCAGCACGCTCGCCCCATTTCTCCAAAATGCACGTTGGTTTTATATGTAAAATCTGCTCCAAACATGTTGATAGATCCTACTTCTTGATACAACGCATAAGCAATGGCGTATGCAATTGAGTTATTAAAATAAGCGCACCCTGTTTTTTGAATGACTTCTTCTAAAGGATATAAAACAATTCCAGGAACGCGGTTGTCTTCTACACAAGAATAAATTGGAATGTCTAGTCTTGGCAGTGTTCTGCGCATAACGTGGGTTTGAGGTCCTGCATCAAAAGTGTCAAAAAACCTTGTTGCCGGATCCATAATAAAAGCTCTGTCTGGATTTATAACAGCGGACATTGAGCCTATGGCCCAAACTTCGTCGTATTCTTGACTATGGCTAATGGACAAATGATAGTCTAATTGACTTCTGCCCATGGCAACTATGGCAATCTTCTTGCCTTTTAGTTTGTTTTCTAACATTTATTGTTGTTGTTGTTTAGGAGAGACAAAACCTCTTGGTCTGTCAAAACGGTTTTCGTCTCTTGTAGCCCTTCCTTCCATTAAAGTTATCGCGTTTGCCAAAGCATTTTGAAAACGCTGTTCAAACATATTTGTTTCGTTTAAGTCTTGCTTCATAAAAATGCTGGCTTCTACTAAACTTCCGTACAACAATAAATTAGGTGTATTGGTGGAAACCCAAGTTGTTCCACTGTCTCCTTTAGTTGTCAAAGACGCTGGCTCATATAGGTAATGCAGTTCAAAAGTCAAGTTTGCGTTTGGCGCTGGCGCCAAAATAAATGTGTCGTCATCAAATTGTCCGTAATATTTAGGCACTCCCGTTGTTGCTGCTGATTTTATATAGCTTCTCATAAAACTTGGGTGTTTGAGTAAAAGGTATGTGTAGTTATTACTGCTGTCTAAAACAGCTAAACTTAAAGGTGCAACAAAGTCTGTCGGCGCAGAAAGATAAGTGTTTCCAGAAGCGGCCGTGCCTGTAACGTTTTTGCGAAAAACATTTAATTCAATTGTGTTGAATATACGGTTTTCCGCTTCTTGAATAAATGTATCGAGCGTATTAACAAAAGTAGTTTCAGAATTGTCCATGTAATTCTGAATCGATGTCTTTAATCCACTGTATGTAAAACTCATGTTGTTGGTCCCGCCGTTGTTGTAGAACCGCCACCGCTAACGTTTCCCGTTGTTGCGGTCCCGGTTGAAGTAAATTTATAATTGTTGTCATCTACAACCGTTATTGTATATCCACTTGAAGCCTCAAGTACAGTGGTTGTTATTCCGTCAAAAGCTTCAGTTTTACGAAAACGAACCGTGTCCCCGGTTGTTCTATTGTGCTTAAACTCGGTGGCTTGAACAATTGCATTTTCTCCAGAGGCAAGTGCTCGAAAAGGGTTTAAGGGCAAAAGCGTCTGAGCAGGTCCTACCGAAACAAAACCACCGCCACCTCTTGTAGCACTGT